CGTAGCAAACGAATATAAAAACGGCTATTTGTATGTTAATGATGGTACCGGGCAAGGATTGGCATATAAAATCAAATCCCATCCCGCACACGATCACAGTGCCGATCCAACTTGTGTTATCACTCTTTACGATCCGATCAAGGTCGCCCTTGTAGCAGGTGGAACTTCGGAGGTTTCCTTGGCACCTAGCAAGTATCATAAAGTGATCGTCTCACCCGGTACAACGGCTTTAACTGGACAAACCATTGGAGTAACTCCAATCGCATTCACTGCGGCTTATTACGGTTGGGTTCAGACCGGTGGCCCCGCAGCCGTGTTGGTTGTTGGAACCGTTGTCATTGGCGATTCAGTGTGTCATGCGATTAGCGGCGGTACTGCAGGTTCTGTTGTTCCGCGTGTCGCTGACAGCGCCGCACAGCGAGTTGCGCGTACTGTAGGTCAGGTTATGCAGGTCAATGCTACTACTGAGTATGCGTTGATTGATATTATGTTTGAATAGATAAAAATTAGTATCGATCTTAAACCCCCCCTTCCTTTATGGTTGGGGGCCCCCCTTCCTTTATGGTTGGGGGGGTTTTTCTTTTAAAACCACGATCTGCTGAATTTTTTCGCCTCCAATTTTTTGAGATTTTCGGTTTAGAAAGAATAATACTATTTACTATATTACAAAGGAGATTTCCCATGGGAAAGAAAAGACGATTGAATTCCGCGAAGGCCAAGTTTAGAGCTAAGCACTCTAATCACCCCCGCGCCAGGCTTCTGAATGCCAATGCAGCAGTGGAGGACATTGCGCCTGTTGTCGTAGAGGCAGCACAAGTGGAAGCTACTCTTAGCGCAGTATTGGAAGAGAAAACAATCGAGGTTGTACCTGAAATCGTGGCACCGCGGAAAACTGCGCGAAAATCAACGAAGAAAAGAGCTAAAAACACCACACTGTAAAATATCTCTCTTTATAAAAGAACGCCATCCCTCGTTGGGGTTTTGTGTGGCGAGTTACTAATTAAAGGGGGAGACATGCATCGATGCCACAGAACTTAAGTCCAAGGTCTCAGACTAGTCCTATAGTTTTAACTAAAACTGGTTCCACTACACTAGTGGCTGCAGCCGTTCCCTTTGGGATGTATACTGGCTCTGTGGAGTTTTTAAGCGGCGCCGCAACTCAAGTTGCTTTTGTTTATAAGAAGCTCGGTGGCGATGTGGTGGACATCGAATTAACTCCGGCGAATGTTTATGCCGCCTATGAAGAAGCGGTCTTAGAATATTCCTATATCATCAACTTGCATCAAAGCAAGAATATGCTTTCCGATGTCCTGGGGAACGCTACGGGAACATTTGACCATCTAGGAGAAATGGAAGCAGGAACGTTATCCTCGAGTTTGGGAGGAGACAAAGTTTCTCTTAAATATCCCCGCTATCAGTTTGAATATGCTCGTAACGTCGCCGATGGAATGGTATCAGTTGGCGGACTAGGAGGGACGGTACCTCAATACTCCGCATCTTTTAGGCCCCTCGAGGGAGTACAAGATTATGATCTGCAGAGCATTATTTCTGCGTCATCGGCAACCGGTACCAACGATGCCGGCAAAGTGGTGCCTTTTAATGATAAAGTGGGCGACAATCGAGTAGTGATTACCAAAGTGTTTTATATGTCACCCAGGGCTATGTGGCGTTTTTATGGTTATTACGGGGGAATTGGGGTTGTAGGGAATTATTCTACTTATGGGCAATTTGCTGATGACTCAACGTTTGAGATTATTCCAACGTGGCAAAACAAACTCCAAGCAATGATGTATGAAGATTCTATAATCACCAGAACATCTAACTATTCTTATGAGATTATCAACAATAAACTTCGACTTTATCCCGATCCGAGTTATTGGGATTTTGGTGAATTAGATCGTATTTGGGTGAGATTTTATGTAGACAATAATGCGTGGGACGAGGATGATAATTATAGGTCAGGGGTGAATGGTATTAATAACGCCAATACTCTGCCATTTGACAATATTCCTTATAAAAACATTAATGCTATTGGAAAACAGTGGATTCGAAAGTATTGCTTGGCGATTTGCAAGGAGATGTTGGGACAGATTAGAGGAAAGTTTAGTACGTTGCCTATTCCGGGTGAAAGTGTGACGCTCAACCACGCCGAATTGCTTAGTCAAGCAAAAGAAGAACAAAACACTTTGAGAGATAAATTAAGAGAACTCTTGAAGGAAATGGAGTATACGGAGCTTGTCAAGTTGGATGGGGAAAAGGCTACGGCCGCCACCGACGTTCTTAAGGGCTCACCATTGCCCATTTTTGTGGGGTGATAAACAATGTCTGATGAATGGAGTAGGCCGAAAGCACCACCCCCGCCGTTATTCTTAGGGAAAAAAGAGCGAGACCTTGTTAAACAGGTTAATGATGAGTTAATCGAAAAGGTAATCGGCCAACAAGTGCTTTACTATCCGATTGACTTGGAAAAAACCAATTTTCACCTTTTATATGGCGAAGCTATTAAAAAAAGCTTTTTACCTCCGGTGAGAGTATATGCTCTCGTCGAATTTACAACTTTTGAAACTACTTATATGGCGAATGCCGGTATTGATAAAGTATGGGAAATTAATATTCATTTTCATAGAAGAAGATTAGAAGAGGATCAAAACATGTATGTTCGAGAGGGAGACTTTATTTTATACGGCGAAAATTACTATGAAATAGTTAAACTTGTTGAAAATAAGCAGTTATTTGGACAAGTAGACAATATGTTTGAAATCTCGGCTGTCTGCAAGCGCGCGAGAAAGGGGCTGTTCGATGCTTCCTAAGAATTTTGATTTTGCAATGCTTCCTGCCGATAAGAGCGATGCTACTCTTAAAGAAATAGGAATGTTGGCATCTACCCTTGAGGATATAGATTATGCTATTACTTCTTGGCTTAAGGAAGACTTGGATTTAAGGGCAACTACTAACGAGGGGTTTGTTAACGTTCCGGTTCTCTGGCAAGTGCCAGAAAGAGCATTTCAGGTGAAGAATAAGAAAGATTTAAGAGATGATTCTGGCGCTTTAAAATTACCACTAATAAGTATTGAGCGCACGACGGTTTCTAAAGATCCGACAAAACGAGGATCCTTTCAGGCAAACTTATATTCAAATGCGGGAAACGGCCGCTCTGGGCGCCTTGTGATTGCCAGAAAAATAGTCCAAGATAAGACAAGGAACTTTGCAGTGGTGCCCGCTACGAGAGACCATCAGACCAACGGTACCCAACAGCTTTATTATCCGAGAGTAAACAAAAAAATCGTTATCAAAAGCCTTTCTATTCCCATTCCCGTCTATGTTAACATAGAATATAAGATTAGCCTCAAATCAGAGTATCAACAGCAAATGAATGAGCTTTTGGCTCCGTTTGCTACTCGTACCGGCCAAGCAAACGCTTTTGTCATGAAGCGCAATGGCCATTTATATGAAGCATTTATTGATCAAGGGTTTGCACAAACTAACAATGTAGCCGATTTGGGAGAAGATCTTCGAATGTATAATACAGACATTACTATTAGAGTATTAGGATACCTCATAGGAGAAGGAGAGAATGATGATCGGCCGATTGTTAAAATTCATGAGAATGTGGTTGAGGTAACTTTTCCTAATGAAGGGATAGTTCCTGAAGGTAACGACGGTTTTTTTCTTTAGTTCAGGAACTACTTTTGAGATTAAAAATACTATTTAATTAATGATCACGCTATCATTTACACCTATTTTGATAAGAGGAACTCAATAATGTCAGTTAAAAAGTTTAAGTTTGTATCTCCTGGAGTGTTTATCAACGAGATTGATAACTCCTTTATCCCCAAAACCCCAGAGGCGATAGGCCCTGTGGTTATTGGGCGCGCCCGTCGAGGGCTCGCCATGCAGCCTATAAAAGTTGAATCTTATTCCGATTTTGTCGAGATGTTTGGCGACACTGTCCCGGGAATGCAGGGAGGCGATGTTTATCGGGGCGGAAACTTTCAGTCCCCCATGTATGGTACTTATGCCGCAAAAGCATTCTTGAATGCGGGAGTCGCTCCTCTTACTTATGTCCGATTGTTAGGGCAACAGGATAGCAATAATGATGGCGAAAACGATTCTCGAGCCGGCTGGAAAGTATTGAATACTATTACCAATGTACCTTCAACTAATGGAGGCGCTTACGGACTTTGGTTGTTCACCAGCCAATCCAGCACCGTCACGGCAACGTCGCGCAATTTAGGGACCGGCAGTTTGGCTGCCATCTTCTATATAAATGAGGGGCGCATAACACTGAGTGGCACCATGTATGGCGGTATTGGCAATACATCCGCTGGGAACTCAACAGTTACCTCCTCAACGGGTGTTCCCATTGGGGATAGCAGCAATCTTCATACTCTTATAATTAGTTCCTCGAACGGGGGCTCGAACAAAGTTGAGTTTGGTTTTGATGACAGCACTTCCAATTGGGTTCGCAAGAAGTTTAATACTAACCCCCAGCTTATTAGCGGTGCCACTTTCTATACTCCTGGCGCTGCAGGTTCTGGTTCAGCTACTGGATATTGGCTTGGAGAGACATACGGCCAAAGAATCCGAGATCAAGGTCTAACCACGTCTTCCATTGGTGTTGTGTTTGCTATCGAGGGCCCATCTTCAACAAGCCCGGCAAATATGAAAAACCAAGCGTCCACCGAAGGTCGAACTGGATGGTTCATTGGCCAAGCACTCTCTGCTCCCACCGCTTACGTTCCCTTTCAGTCGCCGCGGCTATTCCGCTTAATTGGCCGCGGCCATGGCGAGTGGCTCCAAAAGAATGTTAAAGTTTCTATCTCTAATGTTAGAGCTTCCACAAGCACTGTCACCGAGTATGGAACATTTTCGCTCCTTCTCCGGAGCATTAGTGACACAGATAGCGCTGTACAAATTATAGAACGGTATGATAATCTAACCCTGGATCCCACTTCTCCTAACTATGTGGCGCGAGTTATTGGTGATAAATATACTCAATGGGACACCACTGAAAGAAGACTCAAGACATACGGTGAATATGATAATAATTCCAAGTTTGTTTACGTTGAAATGAATGATGATGTGGATGCAGGCGGGACAGATCCCACACTTCTACCGTTTGGCTATTTTGGTCCTCCAAGGTTTAGAACGGTCTACGATTTAAGCTCCACCGGTGCTTGTTCAATCGTTCCTGGCGTCGGCCCAGCCGGCGATGGTGGCCTTCTTTCTAATAATTTCTTTCTAACGGGCGGCGTGAGCATTATTGCACACCCCCCATCCCTCGCCAACGCGCAGTGGTCTGGCTATGCAGCAGGCGATACTCCCTATTTGTCAGGTGGGCTAATTGCCACCGGGAGCTTAGAGTTCCCTACTATTCGGTTGCGCAACTCAGCATCAGATGGGGGACTTAGCGACGCCACTGATGCATATTTTGGAATGCAGACCACGCGTACTGCCACCAGTACAGATTATGACCCCAGTGTTCCATCTTGTCATAGATTGCTCTATAGTGGGTATAGCGCCGGCGGCGGTACCAACGCGGGCGATCCTAATACTGTTGCGGGTGTTGATGACTGGGCTTACGTCTTCTCTTTGGACGATATTGTTCTGAAGGCTGCCCCAAATGAGTGGTATTATTCTTCTGGTTCTCGTGCACGCGCCTCGGGAGATTCCTATACATCCGGCGCCTATACCGAGTTACTAAATGCCGGCATTGATAAGTTTACTTGTCCGATTTTTGGCGGCTTTGATGGTTTTGACATTATGAAGCCAGACCCACTGTATAATAAGGGAATGGCGGCCGCCGCTACGAACCTTAATAGTTATGCGTATTATACCTATAAGCGCGCTATTGACACTGTTGCCGACCCAGAATATATTAATATGAACTTGCTGGCTGCACCGGGACTTACTCAGGATGGCCTCACACAACATATGATTAATGTTTGTGAATCTCGCGCTGACTCTCTAGCTCTTATTGATCTTGCTAACGTTTACATTCCCCCTCAGGAAGCTTACTATGCTAGCAAAGTTAATAGAATTGGTACTACACCAACTACCGCGGCCAACTCTTTGCGAGATCGCAGAATCGACTCAAGTTATGGTTGCACTTTCTACCCATGGGTTCAAACGCGTGATGAAAACACTGGCCGCATGCTCTGGATTCCACCCAGTGTTGCTATGATGGGAGTCTTGGCTAGCTCTGAAGCTGCGTCCGAAGTATGGTTTGCACCTGCAGGTTTTAACCGCGGCGGCCTATCTCAAGGCGCCGCAGGAATTCCAGTCACAGGTATTACCCAACGTCTTACTTCTAAAGAGCGCGATACTCTTTATGAGAACAATATCAATCCCATTGCATCTTTCCCTTCGAATGGAATAGTTGTTTTTGGACAAAAGACGCTTCAAGAGCGACAATCGGCTCTTGATAGAATTAATGTAAGAAGGCTTGTCATTTTCTTGAAGAAGCAGATTTCAGTTCTTTCTACTAAGATTCTCTTTGAGCAAAATGTTGAGGCCACTTGGAACCGTTTTATTGGCTTGGTTCAACCTTTGTTGGCTAGTGTTAAGATTCGATTTGGGATCACCGATTATAGGCTCATTCTTGATGAGACAACTACTACGCCCGATCTTATCGATCAGAATATTATGTATGCCAAGATTATGATTAAGCCGGCACGCGCCATTGAATACATTGCTATCGACTTTGTTATCATGTCTACGGGAGCATCTTTTGAAGATTAATATGGGGAATTTTTTTCCTCACCACACTATTTAAAAATAGTTTATAGGAGTATTAAAATATGTCATTCTGGACCGAGACCGACGCGTCGGCAATTCAAGATCCTAAAAGAAAGTTTAGGTGGTACGTGCTTATGATGGGGCTGGGCATGGACAATGCTACTGCATGGTGGGCCAAAAGTATCAACAAGCCTTCTTTTACGATTGCCTCAACAGAACATAAATATTTAAATCATACTTATTATTATCCAGGGTCAGTGACGTGGAATGAGATATCCATGGTCATAGTTGACCCAGTTAGTCCCGATACGAGCGCCACACTTGCAAGTATTGTGCAGGCATCGGGATATACTATTCCGGCCGGCACCTCTACCGCCGCTGACTTACAGACTATGTCAAAAAGCAAATCAGTTGCCGCTTTAGGGGCTGTCTTTATTGTGCAAGTAGATTCCTCGGGAAACCCCCTTGAAACCTGGACTCTTAACAATCCTTGGATTTCTGATGTTCAGTATGGCGATTTGGCTTATGGTACCGATGACTTAATAGAAGTAACTTTAAAGATGAGATATGATTGGGCAAGTATGAAGGTTACTACCGAGGGGTCCGTAGGCGATACGGCAGATAATGCTCCTGGCCAAACAGATTTTTTCAATATTTAAACTAACGACATAACTTAAAACGAGGTGTATATTGTCACGAAATAGAGAGCGCACTGGAGGCGTTCAGCAACATGATAGCGGCCCCCCTCCGCAGGTGATGCAAAATGAGGGAGCGGCTTCTTTTTCCTTTGTTGTTCCAACAGAATTTGTAGAACTTCCTTCTCAAGGTAGATTTTACCCGGAAGGGCATCCTTTACATGGGGAAGACAGCATCGAAATTCGCCAAATGACGGCGAAAGAAGAGGATTTACTCACGTCGAGAACTCTCCTTAAAAAGGGAGTTGCTTTGGATAGAGTAGTAGAAAATATTATTGTAAATAAACAAATAGATCCCAATTCACTCTTAATCGGCGATAGAAACGCGATTATTGTGGCCACGCGTGTATCCGGATATGGAAAAGAATATAATACACGGGTGACATGTCCAAGTTGTATGACGGTACAAGAGTATTCTTTTGACCTTCATGAAGCGACCGTTCATCATGGCATAGAAGGAGGTGAGATAGACGTAACTGCCAATAACGATGGAACTTTTGATATTACATTGCCTAAAACGCAAGTTGGAGTTACTTTTCGGCTCTTGACGGGAGTAGATGAAAAGAAACTTGTAAGTGGTGTAGAAGCAGACCGCAAACAAAAAACGCACGAAAAAAATGTCACGCGTCAAATTGTTAATATTGTGACAGCAGTTAACGGGGATTCGTCAGCAGAAGCAATCAATTATCTAGTGCAGAACATCCCCTCCACGGATTCGCGTCATTTAAGAATGGCCTATAAACTAGTGGCCCCAAACGTTGACTTGAGCCAACACTTCGCATGCGCTGAGTGCGACTTCGCTCAGGATATGGAGGTTCCGCTTAACGCGGACTTTTTTTGGCCTGACCGCTGAGTACATGGAGAACATCTATGAGCAGTTCTTCTTTTTAAAGTATTCAGGCGGCTGGTCATTCTCGGAAGCATATAACCTCCCTGTAGGGTTGAGGAAATGGTTCGTGGATAGGCTTCTAAAACAACTAGAAGCAGAAAAAGAAGCTATTGAAGAAGCTTCCAAAGGATCGAGCAAAAGCCAGACACTAACTGCTCATAATCAGCCTCCGGCGCCTCCCCACTGGGGGAAGAAAAACAGACAGAGTTCATAGCTCTGTCTTTTTTTATGAGAAACTATTTACGTTTAGACCTATAAAAGGGATAATTTTCTATGCCTCCTAATGGCCCCAACGACGCAGCCACCGCTCAAGCACTTGCTAATCTTGCCGAGATCATGTCACGTATTGAAATTCGTCTCGGCGCCCAGGCTGCCGGCGAAGGGGGCGCCGGCGGCGTAGCTTTAACAGAAGCCCAGCGCACCGCAGAAGCTAAGCACTATTCAGATTCTCAAGTAGCTGTTGCAGCGATCCTGAAACAAACTGAAGCAATTAAGAAAACACATGCTTTAGACTTAGATTATCTGAAGAAAAGCGAGGAATTTTACTCGAACCAAGCCAAGATTTTGAGGCAACAAATCCGCACGGAACTCCAAGGCGTCGTCGATGACCAGGGCAATATTGTTCGTCTGAGTGCTGAGCGGCTGGCTCAGTTGGAGGGCGAGGTCAAAGCATTAGAGCAACAATCTGTACTGTGGGAAAAGCGCCTCAAGTTTGCCAAAGGATATCAAGCCAGCATTTCAGAGGCTGCCGATGCCGCTGAGGGCCTGGGGGCATCCTTAGGAGGCGCCTTTGCTGCGTTTCAAGGCGTCAACATTGCTGGCGGCATGCAGAATGTAGTAAAATCATTTCAAGGAGGCAAAGCCAGTGTTGCTGCTTTTGGGATTAGTTTGGCGACCGCCATCACAGCGAGCGTGATTAACAATATAGTTAATTTGGCTGTTGCTGTATATGATACGGAAAACGCATTTAGAAGGCTCACCGGCGCGACAGAAGAGGAAGCCGTCGCCATGACCGACGCATATGAAACGACTCGTTTATATGGTGTTACTCTTGAAGAAGTGTCCACGTCGATGCAAGCTTTAAGGACAACTTTTACGGATTTCACAATGCTCCATCCTGACGCTCAAACAGAGATTGGGAAAACGGTGGCGGTTTTAGGTGAATTGGGAGTAGCGGGCCCTACCGCGGCAAAAGGAATACAGAACCTCACCAAAATATTTGGTGAGACGGGCCCGCAAGCGGCCGACACGATGTTAGAATTACGAGCGTTGGCCAAAGACATTGGGGTGGCCCCCTCCAAAATGGCTGAAGATTTCGCTAGCGCCGGTGGCGCTATGGCTAAATTTGGGAAAGACGGTGTTAAGGCATTTAAAGATCTGGCCGTTGTAGCTAAGATTACGGGTATGGAAGTAGATAGAATCCTCACCATAGTAGAGAAATTTGATACTTTTGAAGGCGCCGCCGAGCAGGCAGGCAAGCTAAACGCTGCTCTCGGTGGTAACTTTGTAAATGCCATGGACCTCATGATGGAGACCGATCCTGTCGGAAGATTTGAAATGATTCGAGATTCGATCTTGGACACCGGTTTAACCTTTGATGGCATGAGTTACTACCAGAAGAAGTTTTACACCGAGTCATTGGGGTTGAATGACGTTGGTGAGTTAGCGTTGATGTTAAAAGGGAACTTTGATTCATTAGACGGCGCCGTCCAAAAGACATCGGCCGACTATGAAACAGCCGCCCTAGAAGCAAAAAATCTACAGAGCATGACAGAACTATTGAAGAGCACCATGGCCGCTCTCGTGCCCATTGTAAAACCAATAGTTGTCATGTTTGCTAACTTTATAAAGACTCTTAACGAGAGTGAAGGGGCAATGACCGCATTAAGGTGGACACTCGGGCTTATTACATTAGCCACCACAGCTTTCGGAGTTGCTTCCGCTATTATGGCCTTTAAAGTCGCCGGCTCAGCCGCAGGTGCGGCCGCCGCCATTACTGGCGCCGCGGCAACCTGGAACGCGGCCCTTTCAGGTACCGCCGCGGCAGCTACTGCAGCCGGCGCCCAAGTTGCTGCGGGCGCTGGAACTATGACCGCGGCCCTTTCAGGTACTGCCGCGGCAGCTACTGCAGCCGGCGCCCAAGTTGCTGCCGGCGCTGGAACTATGACCGCGGCCCTTTCAAGTACTGCCGCGGCAGCTACTGCAGCCGGCGCCCAAGTTGCTGCCGGCGCTGGAACTGCGGCCGCGGGAGTTGCCTCCGGAGCATCAGTCGCAGTTCCGGCGCTCAGTTCGACGACGGCTGCAGCAACTGCGCTCAATGTGGCGGCCGCCCCCATTACCCTCACATTCTGGACGATTGTCGGGGCAGTTGCCGCAGTGATTGCGGTCTTTGGAGTATTAATAGCAGCATGGAATCAGAACGCCGAGGAGGCCGAAGGGTTTGGTGTCATTCTTCAGGGTATAGGAGAAGTGATGCACTTCGCCTTCGATCAGATCAAGATCGGTATAGAGCCCATAATAACGTTCGGCACACACTTATATAATGCGATGAAGGAATCTAAGACACTTATGGGCATTTTAAAAGCGTTAGGATATGTGATAGGAGTTGTGCTTATGGCGCCCATCGTGTCGACAGTCGCCGCCCTCCGTGTGTTGGGAAAAGTGGCTGGTTGGTTATCGGACATTTTCTTCTCAGATACAGTAGCCTCCACGTTCTTAGAGGGCCTTTATAAAATAGGAGATGCTTTTGGATTTATAGGAAAAGCTGTAAGATTACTCTCAACCCCATTGAATTTTGCCCAGCGCGCCTTTAAGAAAATAGGAAAAGCTGTAGGATTACTCTCAACCCCATTGAATTTTGCCCAGCGCGCCTTTAAGAAAGTAAGTGATACATTGTTTGGAGATGATGTGGGCGCCTCGACGTTTTTTGAAGGACTAGGTAAAATAGCATCACTTTATAAGGAACTAGCACATATTCTTGCAGATGTTTTAACGGCTCCCTTGCGAACCATAGACAGTATTATGAATACTATTGGCACCACCATTGGTACTGTATTTACTAGTATTTCATCAGTGTTTAACAGTATAGCTGAAATTACTGAAATTGGACTCGGAGGCTTGGCGGATGATTTCTTGGGAATTGCTAGCGCTATAAGTGAAGTTCCGACCACCAAAGCGCTCGCCGTCACTACTACTTTGGGCGCTGCGGCAGTCGCTAATAAGGCTGCCACAGCTTTGGCAGCCGTAACCGGAGGAAGATTTATTGGTATGGCTCTATCGGCCGGCCCAGGTGGTGCTGCCGGTGAAGCTGGTGCTGCCGGTGAAGCTGGTGCTGCAGCCCCCCCAACAAATGAAAGGCCCTATAATGTCACCATTAAGCTGGAATTGGATGGCGACGTCCTTACGAAAAAACAAATACAATTCATGGGAGGTCGGGCAAAAGCCGCACTCTTTGGGGCTTCATTTGAGCCCTAGGGGGATTTAAGGAGAATAAAAATGGCTGAAGAAGAAGACGAGAAAATATTTGATGTTCACAAATTTGATGAAGGGGTGGAACTGGTAGATCCAGGAACCGATGCCTACGCCAATCTCGATCAAATGTATATTTCGTTTTTACATGTGCCGAGTGGAAAAACGGTCTACTTTAAAGCTTTTATTACAGCGTTTAATGAGGCTTTTAGTAGTGATTGGGTATCCGAGTCCGTTTACGGCCGAGCCGACCCGATCTACCTTTTTAAAAGCACTACACGTAAAATCACTTTGGCTTTTAAGATTCCGGCATATTCTCAAAGCGAGGCTTTTGAAAATATTGGACGAGTGCAAAAATTGACCCAATTTTTGTATCCTAATTATACTACATTAAACGATGATGTTTTTGCGCAAACCATCTCGCAGTCACCATTGATCCGACTAAAAGTAATGAATTTATTGGCCACTCAACTGTCTGGTGAAGAAGCCGGCAAAACTGGCAGAACTTATAAGGATTTGATTGCTACCACCCCAAAAAAAGCTTTTCCCGGGGGCGCCGAAACAGGCTTGCTTGGAGTTATAGATAGTGTGACGGTGAATCACAATCTGGAAATCGAAGGAGGTTTTAATGAAGGCCCGGGCTTAATTTTGCCCAAGCTTTTAGAAGTTAATTTGGGGTTTTCTCCTATTCATGAACATGCGTTAGGATGGGACGAAAAAAATAACTTTTCTAATGTGCTCTTTCCTTATGGGCTGGATACCCCCCCTTTTCCCGAGCCACCCGAGGGGGCCGGAGAGGGAACGCCTGAGGATACGGAAGATTCTGCAGATGCGACATTAGAGGCAACCACGGAAGGGAGCAACGAAACCAACGTTGAACCAGTTCCCGAGCCCACGCCAGGCGCGGACGCAGGCATGTCGGATGATGTGGCTGACCAGCTTAATGCTTTACCGGGGTTTTAATAAATTATGGGAAGATACGACAAATATAGAATTTTGACAAACGCTAGCAAGTATTATGAGCCTTTGAGAAAAGAAAGGCATTTAAAAGCTATTCGGCATTATGAAACGCCGATACTTCGCAATCCTACGATTGCGCAGCGCCGACGGCTTACAACGGTTAAACATGTATGGAAATATGGAGATCGTTTATATAACTTAGCTGACCGCTACTATAATGATTCGCGCTTATGGTGGGTTATTGCGTGGTATAATGGGTTTGGAACCGAAGCAGATATTTACACAGGCGCCCTTATTCGTATTCCTTTAAATTTAGAGGAAACATTAAAAGTTTTGGGAGTGGTGTAAATGGGCGCCTCGCTTGAAAAATGTGGACTTGCTTTAGATCCAGCCATTGCTGGTTTAGCTCCAGAGTCTGAACTAAGGAAGTGGTATGAGAAAAATGGGTGTGAATTGCAAAGCCTGGTCAAGGAAGTAGAAAAAAAGATAGAGACTTATAATGCGCTAGCCCATCAATATAATGAATATGGAAAGAACAACCCGGATGCCGGCAAAGTACCCACTAATATGGGAGGGAAAACGTTTTCTCCGGAACAATATAAATATACCATGGATCCCAGCGGCACTCCTGGCGCCACAGGCGAAGGCATTTATTATAGCTTGGAGCCATTTTTAGATTTTGCATGCGGGACAAACCCTGAGCATACGACAGGTTTGTGCGGAGGCACCACATCAACAGTTTCAGATCACTTCGTGACGGAAAAGGTGTATTGGCACGGGCGCTACGCCCAGGAGACCGGCGACGAGCACATACCGACCGATTTTTCTGATTGTGAGGGGTGGTCAATGTACATCCCCGGACAAAAGACAAAATGTCAAGAAGCAGCCATTGCTGCCCGCGATGAAGCCAAAAAAGATGCGGCCGCCGTTGCAGCCACAGTAGAAGGCAATCATGCGTCATATATTTATGTCAACTTTACACTCCCACAAAAGGAGGCTATTGATGCTGCGCAAGCGGCCGCATGCAAAATAGGTGAACTTCTTGTCGACAAAGAATCTCTGAGTATTCTTGGGACCGACATGCTTCACACGGATCCCGTGGATGATCCGACCAACCCGGCGACACAAGCCGAAATTGACGCTGTTAATGAAGAACGCGCCAAGTCCGGATTGGAGGCGCTGGACGGCCAAGCGGCTGTCGATGCGGCTCTTAAGAGACGTCAGAATGAAGTTGGAGTAGCTCATCATCGGGGCGAAATAGGTGTCCAGCCGAAAGAATTTAATAGAATTGCTTTTCGTGAACAATGTTTTTTGCTAACTCAGTTGCTTCAGATCGCACAATGGAAGAAGTATCAAGAATCTTCCCGCACCGGGCAAATTAAAAAATTGCCTTATCATAATGGTGCGGTCACTCAAAAACACAGTGATAAGTCCGTGGAGTGTCCTCAACCTCCAGGTGCAGCGGCAGTATCCAATGCATCCTTAATGATAGAGGGAGACCCCTTTAACTTCATTAATTTTTTGACAATGCACCCTGCGCAAAGTGCTCTATTTAATATGGAAACAAAAGAGATTTCAAGTTTGCAGCCGATGATACGACTGTACAAGATAACTTTAGATGATGAGGGCAATGAAGTACAACAAGAAATTAATTTTGATGCATATGCTTCGAAGAGTGATGTAGAGAGTATTTTTGTAAATAAAGCGAAAAGAGGATTTGGGGTGGGAATAAAAAAGTTTTCCTTTACTTATGATGGCAATAATCCTTTTGCTGCTAAAAAGAGTATTAAGGCTAAGCTGCAAATTTTTGCTAATAGTTTTAGTGAATTATTGCGTGAGAGACCGAGTACTTTAGTTGTCGGCAATAAAACAATTTCTCGACCATATAAGTATGCTGATTTGGCGCTTAAGACCGGGGGCGCCCAAGCTAAGACTGACGCATGTGATAAATCCGAAGACACAAGTGTGAGTAATGCGGCCGCCCAGAATCTCGCCAAGTTAAATTTTAGGCTAAAGGCGGTTGTGGGGTGGGCAATGCCCACCGGCAATTTGGACTTGTTTTCTACCACAAGTAGCGATCAAAAAATACGACCGGTATTAGACGCAATTAAACACTCTTATGTTACACTTAATCTTACTCCGATCATCCATGACTTTGATATTGATGATATGGGACGCGTTAATTTTACTATTAATTATTTAGCTTATATTGATGATTTTTTTGATCAAAGCGCATTTAACATTTTTTATGATAGGAATAGTGCCCATGCTCTTACTGAAAGAAAGATGATATATCAAGCTATAACCAAAAAATGTGAATCCGATAAAATTAGCGACATTAAGAAAGCGGACGCCGCTAGCGGAGCGATTGAGAACGAAAAAACAGATTCGATGCGCTCTTTATTAAGAAGAATGCGTACAGCTAATAGAATTAAGTATATTACATTGTCTTTAGAAGATTTAAGGGATTGGGCAAAGACAGGTCCTTTTTTCGCTCCCAAAGAGGGGTTGGAAATAGCCTCAGCATCGGATCCTGTGAAGGGCATTAGTCCCGAATTGAAAAAAATGTACATGGATAATTATGTTACTTCGGGAGGCACCAAAGAAGAGATTGCAGAAGAAAAAAGACTGTTAGCAATTTCATTGGAGGCAAATGCGCCCGATAGAACTCATCTTGGTTTCTTTTTTGTAAGTGATTTGGTGGATACCATACTGGAAGGAATCGAAGAATATTTAAAAGATTATTCCAAAGAAGGAGCCGTTTGGGATGAACTTAACGATCCCCTTATTGATGCCTGTGAAAAGGAAAACGAAAAGGCTACAATATCGTTATTTTATGAAAACTTTAAAAAATTTAGGGTAATTTTGGGGCCCCTAGCTATCGTCGACCCGAAGAACCCCGGTGCACCCCAGCATTTTAGTTTGGGCGACCTTCCCATTTCCGTTAAATATTTTATACAATGGCTCAATGAAAAACTTACTAAAACAGAACAAGTTGAATACAATTTAAGTAAGTTTTTAAATGATTTTTTTAATCACTTGATTCGCAATTTCTTAAATGATGATAGTTGTTTTACTTTTAATACTAAACAAAAAACGAGACTAAATCAAGCCGTTGTCACATCTTATAAAGAAGGAAATCAAGATGAGGTAACAGCACAAATTTTAAAAAGCGGCGCTAAACCTTATCCGGCCCGCCTTTATATTTCTCAGTTAAAAGAAGAAGAAGGGGCTCTTCCTCTGTTAAATATATCTGGGCCGGCCAACTTTCCCGTCCCCGAAACAGGCCTCCAAAATGAAATTAATTACTTGATTTTCTCTGCAGGGAGAATGCAACCTCTGGGGAAAATGATGGGGAATCGGATAGAGGACGAAAAAGACGGCCTTTTTCATTATATTATAGGACGCAAACGAGGACTTATTAAAAAAATTAGCCTCTCTAAGACTGAGGCGCCTTTTCTAAAAGAAGTAAGATTCGAACAGGAAGGATATCAAGGCTTACAACAGTTGCGCGAAGTATATGATGTAAACATTGAATGTTTTTCAAATCCAAAAACTTTCCCGGGAACCTACATTTTTGTTGATCCGGCCGGCTTTGATCCTACCACGGCTTGGGCGCCCCCTCTAGACGCAAAAGAAGAGACCCCAGAAGGCGCCGCCCCCCCAGAGACCGCCGAAGGAGGAGAAAATGGCACTAGTCCTGCTAATAAAGTGAATTTAACCGCATATGGTATCGGGGGATATTGTATGATAATTCGTTCTGAACATTCGTTTGGGCCCGGAGAGGCCAATTCAACGCTCACTGCTAAATGGGTGGCGGAAGTATCAGCCAAAGAGGAATCAGAGACTCAACCGGATACCCCTCCGGAGAGTGGGGATAATCAAAATACAGCTTGTAATGAGTTAGCGACCCGCCAGAAGGCCGCATCTGATGCAGCCGCCACAGCCGAGAAAGAGAACGCTGCCCAAGCCGATCCTGAACTCACAGATACAGTAGCGGAGCCACCACCCGATACCGATACTTCCGTTCCCGTACCACCTCCTCCCCTTCAGGTTGAGACTATTACTAATACTCAGCACTTCGCAGGAGAGGTGACAGGGCGCCAGGGTTCCGGTACCGGTACCGTCACTAGACTTGAAGGAGAGAGCGATGCCGACTACGCGACGCGCTCAGCGGGTATCATCGCAGGCCTGGACCGACAGGATGCCGCCCTTCACCGAGTGCGGGGCGCCCGGGCACGCATGCAATCGGAAATGCGTAAATAGTAGAGGTCACAATAATATGATTAAAGGAGAAATTTAAAATGTCACTATGGTACGCAGAATCAAATAATGAGTCTTCACGAGAACTTTTCGAGAAAAGAACCATTTACAGAGTTAATGTGGCCAACAGTCTCCCAGACTATAGAAATCTAGTTGACTTCAATTTCGGAGAAAAGTTTCTTTACGGAAGGGTTAGCAGACTTTTTGTACCCATTCAGCTTGAACCGCTTTCTTTAAAAACTAAAAATTTTAAAGCAGCCCCATCGCTATCAGCCGTGAATTTCGTTGTGGATGCCTTCGAAGATTTGGCAGCGCACTTTGCTAAATGTGCTAGCAGCGGCCAGATTGATCCAAATAATACTTTTTTGAGTACTCTTACACCTTACGCTGCTCGGCCCGATCCTAATGCACTTTATAGCTCCTACTTGGAGACTCAAATGAACGAGATAAGAGGAGCTATACGTAATAAAAACGTTAAAATCAGAAATTTCGATGAATTCCTTGTAGAGCTTGACTTATTGTTGGAGGTCAGTGCACCTACATATGCATTTACGAAGCCTGGATTTATTAAAAGTCGTTTCTGTCCTATTAATGCGTCAGGATTAGCTGTTGAGATAGCCGATTTAAACGCAGCCAACGATGACGAAAAAATAAATCAATTTGTAACGAGCAAAAATTGGGAATTTTATGTGAACGCCTGTCGATCATTTGGGTTTATGGTGGATCGAGCCGTTCCCTGGAGATTGGTCGCTGATATCGCTTCCTCTCCAATGCTTGACTATGCGGAGGAATATGCCTTTTCCAGCACCGATCAAATTTTAATTTTGGGATACGTTCCTGTACATTTAAAATATTTTCCTAATTTTAAATATCATTTATTGAACCTCTATAATAAAGTCAAGCTAAAGTCTTTTTTTGAAACTACTCAGTGTAATGGTAAAACTATTACCAGACGAGTTATTCCTCAAAATTATTCCATAGCCCAGCTAGATAAAATATACTCCGAAGCTTATTTTTTAAAATTATATTTTAAAATCCGCTTGAAGGAGGAAGAATCTCAGTTTGAGAATTTTGAAAAAGAAATGCTTATAGATGACTGCATGGAAGTTTACGAGAATAAAGGGTATGGAGCAGCGCTGGGAGTTTTCGAAAGAATTCTTAATAAACCATTTGACTATCGCGGCTCTTTAAGCTATATTAGAGAGTATACCACCGCTCGACGCGCGGAGACGATTTGATATTTCAGACACTTGACGACAAATTTGAATGTGTTGGCATATATGCTGACGGTAAACTGTTTTTTGAAGACTTCCCAGATAATTTAACAAAAACATGGAAATATACCGGGTCTTTAAATGATAGAAACGTTCGTTATGCCTGGTTGATGGCTCAGGGTACCTCCTTGCAGAAAGCCGCACCAGACCACCTTAGAGAGCGATTAGAAGGGGCCCAGCGCCGCTTGCGAGCCTACATCCGGTCGTTTAGGCTAGCCAAGATAAATTTACGAGATCATTGTATTTTTGATTTAGTGCCACAAGATTTCTTGAAAGAATTCTGCGAGATTAAAAATCAAATAACCGAGTATGTGTTTGAAACCTATGAAGAACCCGGGTGCTATGATCACCTATCAGAAGTTTATAAACTATTATATAAACTTAAGTATCAGAATTTGAATTTGAATACAAACGAGTGCAAACAACTTTTTATGAGTTCAATCGTGCATGCCCACGCTAAGAAGCTAATTCAGGGGCCTCATTATATTGACTATAATTTGTTTGGAACTGTTACGGGGCGTCTGGCCACTTACCCAGACTCATTTCCAGTGCTGACAGTGCAGCGGGGTTTGCGTAAACTTATGAAGCCCCATAACGATTGGTTTATATCGTTAGATTATAACGGCGCGGAGCTTCGTACTTTGTTAGCGCTTTCAAACCAAGAACAGCCAAAGAATGATATCCACGAATGGAATATGAAAAACATCTTCGAATTGTCTTTAACGAGAGAAGAGGCTAAGACTACTATTTTTAGTTGGCTATATAACCCCGATTCAAAAGATATCACCACCGATATTTATAATAGAGACAAATTGCTTCAAGAACACTATAACGAGGGTCACATTATGACGCCCTTTGGTCGTCATCTCCCCGTGGATCGTCGAAGGGCATTTAACTATCTTATCCAAAGCACAACGGCGGATATTGTGCTCGAGCGCGCAGTCGCTATCGATAAAGCATTGGAGGGAACGAATTCTTGGGTTTCTCACATTGTGCACGATGAGATTGTATTAGACATGACAGATGAAGATAGAACTTTAATTCCCGAGATTAAGAAGCTTTTCGCCACTAACCGGTTGGATACTTATGTTGTCAATTTAAAAGCGGGAAGAGACTATTTAGACCTTAAAGATTTAAATCTATGATATCAATAATCGGACTAGGAAATGGCGCTTCAGCTATAGCGGCAAAGTTTTCTTCTATTCCTCAATACAATGTTTATTTAATGAATAACAAGATAACACGCAATTCCAAATATAAATTTAAACTGGAAACCTATAAGACACCAGAGGAATATGAGAATAATATTCCCGATATGAGTAAGTTTTTTGCCAACCTAGATGAAAAAATTCAGCTATTTGTGGTGGGGTCCGCGTATACAACAAATTATGTCTTGGGTATTCTCCACCAAGTAAAAAACAAAAAAATAGAAATATTTTACATTCAGCCAGACGTCGAATTGCTCTCGGGAATTTCCAAACTTCAAGAAGCGACCGCGTTCGGTGTACTGCAACAATACGCACGTTCAGGTCTGTTTGAATCCATTACTTTGATGTCAAATTTAAACATCGAAAAGAATACAGGGAACGTTCCTATTAAAACTTATTTCGATGTGTTGAACACATCTATTTTTTCTACTACACATTATATAAATTATTTTACATACACCGAGCCGGAAATTGGAAACGTTTCTAAACCATCAGAGATTAATCGGATTCGTACAATTGCCATGCTTAACATGAAAACTTTAGAAGAAAAATGGCTCTTTGACCTTGACACTCCTCGAGAATTATGCTATTATCTATGTATCAATGACAAAAAGCTTGCCACCGAAGGCGGCTTACACAAAAAGATCGTGGATATTTTGAAGGAGAAGCCAAAGAACGCCTTTAGGAAGATTTCGTATGCCATTTACGAGACTGAGCACGAAGAAGATTTTGGGTTCTGCGTTGCCCACACAAACGTAGTACAGGAGAAGAAAACTCTTGACATGCTAGATCAAGAGTGATATAGTAAGACAATAAGGAACGCTTATTGTTACCCATCATAAAGGAGAAAAAACATGGGAATTGATATGGAGCTTATGCGCCGCAAGCTCGC